ACTTGTTGCGCAGCTATCTGTACAACTTGAGGGTCTTTAATAACAACTCCTGAATAAAGTAATATTCTAGTTATTAAATTTGTTTGTTCCGTTGGATGCAAATCAAAATTTTGAGATGTTCCAGGGTTATATGTATAAGTGTATGTTGGCGCTGTAGCCGTAAAGTTCCATACTGGATTGTATGGTTTTCTTACATAGGTGCAAGATATTACGCTATTACCCGTAATAGTTGCAGGATATACTTTAATTTTAAAATCTTTGTATGTGTATACAGGCCAATACGTTGTAGGTTTAGTAATTGGTGATAAGTTAAGTTCTAATAGTTCATTTGGTTGAACGTATTGCACTTCTTTTTCGTCTTTGTATATAACAGTACCTAACTTATAAAGTTCAGGTTGTGGGGTTAATGTAGGGATATTTATTGTAAATACGCCACTGGCATAATTACATGGAGCAGATTCTTGAAATATAGCTATCTTTTCTTCTAGGTTCTTTACACGATCACTATATTCGCTATCATTGCTATTAACTCTATATTGTTGATTCAAGTCTTCAAAATATTCATTAAATATTTCTAGTTGCACTTGAGCTGCCGTTTTATTAAATTCATCAGGTGTTAAATAACCTCTTGACTCTTTATTAAGTATTAATAAAACAGTTCTATAAACTGTATCTACATTTACTGCCATTTGCTTGTTTTATTATAATATTAAGGCGGTAGCTTTCGGTACCGCCTAATATTAGTATTACGTATTATTTTAATTTTTTCTCTATTGACTGATAGATTTGAATACCTTCATCAGTTTTAAAGAACGCAGCCATTGCTGAGTACGGATTTTCATCAAATGGTACGGTCATCAACTTTCTATCGTTCTCACCCCAATGGAATGTTCTTTGATCTTGCGATAATTTTATAATACCATTTTCCGTTGCTCTAATAGCGATATTTCTAAGATGAACATTTTCATCATTTGCTAATTCAATAAACAATGCTGGATTTTTCCTAGCAAATAATAATAGATCTCTTCTGATTTCTTTAGAGCTCATATTATTAACTCTAGATCCAACCTCAACCCTAACAATTGCTTCAGCTGCATCAATGTCCATTTCAAAAGCCATGTTTAATGCTTCCACCTCTAATTCTAACTCGTCTAAATCGTCTTCCGCTTCAATTGCAGCATCAAATTCAAAATATTTGCGATTTAAGGCTGGGTGATATATAGATAATAACTTTTGTAAGCTTTGCTGCTCTTTTGGCACATGTAATGAACCATGCTCAAATATAATATGTCCTAATGTTACCTGGCCTTTTTGTTCACTAACTAATGGCGAATTTTGATTTGTTGCATATCGTAATTCCTCTTGTTGTCCAGTTTCTTTATCAAACCATATTAAAGGATACCTAAGAGTATGCTTTCCCTGTAATGTAAAGGTTATAGGAGTATAATTGTCAGCCAATAAATAAGTTCTGTCTTTTATCTCCCACTTTGGTTTTTGTGGTTCTTTTTTTACCGGTGTTACTTTTTCAACCACTTCGGTATATTCTTGCGTTGCGATTTTTTCGTCAACTAAATTTTCTTTTGCTTTTGTTGCCATAATATAATATAATTTAATAATTTATTTTTTAAGGGGCAATAGTTACCCTCGTCAGTTCAACGAGGGTACTACCACCATTTTTTATACTGAAGCAGTAAACAATACGAAATTGTTTGCTCCTTGAGTAACTAAACATCTTTCAGATAAGAAGTGTACCTCCATTGCATCAAGATCAGAAGTGAAAGCACCTCCAACAGATCCAGTAAGCCAGTTTTTCATTCTTCTATCATCAGCTTGGTTAGCTCTGTAACGAACGTGCAAGAAAGGTCTACGGATATTAGTACCTAACATTTGATCGTAAACTGTAGACGTTCCAGCAGGGATAAGGATCCCATCAATAGATGTATTAGCCATACCTCCACGAGTAGATGCATCATTTAAGTATTTCCAATCAGTTTTGTAGAAGTCATAAGAACCTCTTCTGAATCCAGAGAATCCTAAGTTTAATGCCATTTGCTCAGAGTTTTCGAATAAACCGTAAGCAACACCCCCAGCAGCACCTGCAGATAAAGAAGCTAACATATCATCAAAATCAAGAGAAGTAGCTCTGTTCAAGAAGAACATGTTTTCTTCGATAGCTCCTTGAGTATCCAATCCTTTTAAGATAGAGTCAAAGTCATTTAAACCAGCTGCAGCAGTAAAGTTGTTTACAATATTACCTCTTTCTCTAACGGCAGAGAAAAGACCTTGTGTACCTTTGTAAAGAGCAGTTGAACCAGGTGCAGGTGCAATATTAGCAACACCAGAACCAGCCGCAGCTAATTCACCTTCAATAACTACCATTTCTAAGTAATCTTCAAAACGTAATCTTGTTTCAGATTCAGCTTTTAAATACCATAAGTATCCAGAAGTACCATCTTCAGTAGCAACCTCAACCCATCCAATTTGAGCAGTATCAGATCCAGAGATAGCGTATTTCTCTTTAATGATAATAGGAGAGTTACTGTACTGAGTGAAAGAAGGTGTTACAGAGTTTAAAGTAGAATCTGTTGTACCTTTTTTGAACTCAGAACCATAAACGAAGATTTTAAGGTTTGTATCAGCTGCTGAAAATACAGAGTTTGTATAAAGGTTAGCTTGAGTATAAGGAGCAACTCCAATAGTAGCAACAGTTGGAGTAGATGTAGAACTTGTAACAAGAACTTTAAGTTCTTTTCCAGTTGTAGGGCTCATAACTACTAAAGTTTGACCTACAGAAATAACATTTGCAACAAAGTTAATACCAGTATTACCTACAGCAAATGTTAATGTAGCATTTGTTGCCGCAGTTACGTTATTGTAAGCAATATGTAATCTATTTTGTTCAGACCAAACGATTTGATCAGAAGACATAGGCATTTCAGCACCTACCATACGTAAGAATCCAGATAAAGTTCTGTTTCCATAACGCTCTACTTCTGCTTCATAGATTTCTGGTAAATATTGTTGCGAAAAGTTTTTACCACTACCATCGGTAAAGTTTAGGTAATTTGTATCAAGTATTTGTTGTGATTGAGACGGTTTAATAGATCCATAAGGAGTCTGCGTCTGCGTGTTAATCATGTTTGACATAATTTTTTGTTTTTAGTGTTAAAATTTTTTTGTTTGTATTCTTAATTTAGAAGAATCAACACCATTTATAGCTTTAACTTTAAATCCATTTATAAACCCATCGCCATTAGGAACAGTCCTTGGCTCACTGGTTATGTTATTGGATTTTGCAACTACCTCTTTAATAGCATCGGCTTTACCTTGCTCATAAAAATGTCTTGCAATTGTATCCGCATTTTCTGCTGCATAAATCGCTTTGTGATAACCTTTAACATCCGCAACTTCTCCATCTTTATTTAAGAACTTCTTAATAAGGTTTGAAATATCAGATTGTTTTTCAGCTAATGTTTCTTGATTTGCAACTCCATATCTAAAACTTTTTTCACCAAGATTAAATTCAAAACCTTTGAATTCTTGTGTGAATAATTTTTTAGTTTCATCTTTGAATCTAGAGTGTTGCTCTTGGGCTGATTCTTGCTGTTTGTTGTAGCGGTTAAAAAAGTCCATTGCCTTTTGTTGTTCTTGAGTAACGCCCGGTCTCAACTTGATCTCGTCGTAATATCTACTCTTAACTTGTTCCAAATGGTTTTGAGCTTTTGCAACCTCTTCTTTAAAAGCGAGTCTTTTTTTACGGACGTCGCGTTCATCGTCTAGATCCTCATCATAATCAAAACTGTCTTCTATTAGGAATTCAATTTCTTCATCATTTAAATGAGGCCTTGTACTTTTATAATATTCTTTTAATAGAACGTTACTGTCAACATTTGAATAATCCGTGTTTAATCTAACGTAATCTTCAACTGTTCCTCCAGTCTCTTCCATAAAAGATACTAGTTTCTCAATGTTTTCAGGTAATTTTTTACCCGTGTTTACTTGTTCTTGAACTTGCTCTTCTAATTCTTGTTGTAAATTTGCTGCTTGTTCAGTTACTTCTTGTTGATTGATTTCTTCAATAACATTTTCAACGGTCCCTTCGTTTCCTTGTCCCAATGTTTGCAATTCCACTTCGGGCTGTTCTGCGCGTAACACGCTTTCTGTTGTGCTTTGTTCTTGAATGGCATCTGTTTGTTCTTTAGGAATTACTACTTTAATCGGAGCCTCCATTTTTTTAGGAGCAGCTAAATCAACTTTTACTGGTTGATCATCTTTAACTAACTTCTTAGGCATTGCTCGTTTAGCTTTAAGCTTAAACTCGCCTTCTTGTTTTACTTGTTCTGACATGATAAAATATTATATAATTGTTAATAAAATTTATTTTGGTTCAAACTGGGCTAAATCAAACCCTCCCATATTATCAAACCCTGCGGACTCAAAGTCCTTAGGCATTGTATTGTTTTGTCTTTGGTCAATTAATTCGGATTGTTGTGTTCCTCTTAATTTTTCTCTAGCATCTTTTCTGTCTTCTATCTTACTTAATTTTTCAGCATTTGCTTGGGCTTGTACTTGTGCTAGTTGCATTTGGTATTGGAATTCTTCCATCATCAATTGCTTTTTCAATTGCGCCTCAAACTCCATTTTTTGTATTTCAAATTGATTCTTTGCTTGCGCAACTTGTATTTGAGTTTCAGCTAATGCTTGTTGTTTTTGTACTTCCGACAATGCTGCCGATTCCGCAACTTGAGCATTCGCTTGCGCTTGAGCCTGGATATTCGCTTGTTGAATAGCTTGATCCCTCTCCATCTTTTTCTTTCTCTTGTATTTTAAAGATTGATTAGCTAACTTAAGGTTTTTAATCTCTCTTAAATCAATTGCATCTTCAAGATCAATTCCCCCAGATTGTAAAGCAACTTGTATGTTTTGTTCTAATTGTGCCTTTTCTTCTTCATCTGGCTCTAATTCTAGGAATATACCAAAGTCATGAATATCTAATGATTGTAATTCTCTTAATGTTTCGGTATTAAATACTGATATACTTTGTACTAAAGAATTATTTGTCATTGGGTAATTCAGTGCATCGGCAACTCTTTTGGATATATTTTCACATATTCTTAATGTCAAATATAAACTTCCATCTAATATGTGACGTGTTGCGGTATTTGAATTTGCTGCTGCCATTTTTTGTATACCAACTAATGCATCTCTGCTTGGTGTACTTCCATCAGAAGCCTCGTTTAATCCGGTAACATCTCTTATCATTTGTAAGTAATACTGATAAGTAGCTATTAACGATTGTATCTTTGCATTACCTGCCGATGTTTGTAATTCTTGAATTGGAACTTTGCCTGGATTCATCCCGCCATCTTGCGATTGAGATCTACCAACAATACTACCTGTCTGGAAATACATATTTAAAGCTTCCGCAGGATTGTAGTTTGTTCCATTACCCAAATCAACTTCAGCTAATCCATCAACGTCTACGAATACTCCATCTGGTACCATTTTAGACAATACCTGTTGTAGTTTTAAATGCGTCAACTGAATCATATCTGCAAATGTAGTGATTCTATTAACTAGAGACTCAATTCTACCGCGGTACATTCTTGGAGCCGTGATTGCATAATTCATATCAACTTTAGTTGTATCAGCAACAGGGCGAGTCATATTTTCAGCTAACTTCCATTCAAGCATTTTTGGGTGCCCTAATATTTTAGC